TCAATTGTATGATGGAGGTGATCCTATGGCTGAAGATTTGAACGAGTTGAAGGCCGATCGCAATCTGCTGCACGGACTCCTGCGCCTGTTCGCTAAGGCGGAGGGTGTGCCGGAAAAGGTCGCGCCGGAGGCCGCCTCGGAGGAGTTCACACAACTCCGAGAGAAGGTCGAGCAATTCACCGAACGTTTGCAAGTCGTGCAGGACGCGCGCGACGCCTACGCGGAGCGCGTTGCGCGCTTGCAGGGCGAACTGGCGAACGTGCAGGACGCGCGCGCGGTGGAGCGCTTCAGTGTGATGGCCGAGGGCTTCGCGCACCTGCCAACGCAGACGGCGGAGCTCGCCGGACATCTGCGCTGGCTGCACGAGGCCGACGCGGAGGGTGCGCACCGTGACTTTTTCGTCAATCTCCTACGCAACGCCGACGAGAAGTTTGGGCGCTACTTCCGTGAGACGGGTGTGGCACGCGGCAACGAGACCGACGCCGAGACGCGCTTGCTGCGCGCGGCTGAGGTCTACCAGCGCGAGCACCCGGGGACTGCCTACCGTGACGCGCTCGACGCGGTACTGGCTGCGCAGCCTGAGTTGGCGGGAGGTGTATGATGGCGAGTATCCCAAATTATCCCACGCTATACAATGACGTGCTGCCCGCCGGGGCCAACCTGAGCGCCGCGCAGTTCCGCTTCGTCAAGAAGGACTCCGGGACTTACGTGCTGTGCGACAACGTGGTCGATATGCCCGCCGGCGTGCTGCAGAACACGCCCGCGCTCGGTGAGCCGTGCGAGGTCATCGCCTTTGGTCCTACGAAGGTCAGCACTGCGGCGGCGACAACCGCCGGCTGGCTGATCGGCACGGACGCCAACGGGCAGGCCGCGCGCAAGATCCCCGGCACGAACACGACTCACTACGTCGCGGGCCAGGCGCTCAGCGCCACGGCGGCTATAAATCAGGTGGCCGCCGCTTTCATAAACTGCGTAACGCCGCACCGCGCGGCATAAGGAGGTGCTACTATGACGCAACCTGGTGTGGGCGATGTGCACGTTAATAAGCTGTTGAGCAACGTCTCGGTGGCTTACAAGAACCAGGTCTACATCGCCGAGAGCGTCGCGCCGCTGCTCCTCGTGGACAAGCAAAGTGATTTGATTGCGACCTACACGAAGGACTTCTGGGCGCGCTCGGTGGCGAAAAAGACCAATCCCCTCGAACCCCCGCCCATCGGCGGCTACGAGGTCGACTACGACCAATACTTCTGCGAGGAACGCTCCGTCGGCGACATCATCCCCGACGCCCAAGTCGCTAACCAGGACCCGCCCTTCAACGCGCGGGTGGACTCGGCGGAATGGGTGACGGACCAACTGCAACTGGAGATGGAGATCGACTTCCTCGCCAACTTCTGGCGAATGGGCGTGTGGGGTACGGATGTGCAGGGGGCGGTGGACTTCACCAAGTGGAGCACCTACGCGACCTCAGATCCCATCCAAGACCTGCGCAACTGGATGCGTATCATCCGGCGCAATCTGCTCGGACGCCAGCCCAACAAGCTCGTGCTAGGCGATATGACTTTCGACGTGCTGGCCGACCATCCCACTCTCCTCGAACGCATCAAATACTCGTCCTCGAACAGCGAGCCGGCGATGGTCACACCGAACCTCATCGCGCAGTTGCTTGGCTTGCAGGAAGTGCAGGTCGGGCACGTGGTCTACACGACCACGCCGGAGAACGCAGCCGCGATAACCTACACCGCCGGCTACGACGACGACGCCTGGCTCGGCTTCGTGGCAGCGCGGCCCGGTCTCAAGACACCCTCGGCGCTCTACACCATCGTCTGGCGCTCCCTGTACGGCGGCAGCCGCTACATTCGGATGCGCCGCGAGCCGTTGGGCGACAAGGGGTGGTTGATCGAGGGGTTCCAGCACTACGTGATCAAGGGCTTATCTCCCGACGCGGGCATCTTCATCAGCGACGCGGTCGATTAAGGGGGTGTGCAATGTTTGTCACGGCGCTCAGAGACTTCAACTATGACACAGAGTTGCAAGTGAAGACGGGGCAGGTGTTCGAGCTGCGCAATCATCAGAATGACGGCCTGCTACTGAAGCACCGGCACGTTGCGGCTCTCGATTCACAAGACCCGGCAATGATTGCCAAACTCCCGCGCTGCGGGGAATGTGGCGCGCTCTTCGAGAACGACTGGCAGCGCGACCGCTGCGGGCGCGAGCACGAATCCGGCGCGCTTACGGCGGAACGCCAGGAGAGGCGCGCGACGCACGTGGTCGCGCCGCAAAGTCGCGCCGGGCAACGGTTGCGGCTCGCGGGGGCCTGATGGCGCTGACGAATCTGGAGCGCCTGCGGCTGGCAATCGCCGACCGCGCGCGCGTCGCCTTGCGCGAGCAAATCGGCCTGGGCGACGGTGTGCGCGGCACGTTCCAGACGCAGTTGAGTCCGCTCGTGTACGGCTCGGAGACGGTGCTCGTCAACGAGACGCCCGTCTCGGTGTACACACTGGACTACGCTACGGGCGTGCTTAGCTTTCTCACGCCGCCGGCGCTCGACGCGGGCCTGTTGATCACGTATAGCTGGACGACGTTCAGCGACGAGGAGCTGCAGGACCTGCTCGACCGCTACGGCCTGCGCCGTTCGGCAATCCAGGCGCTAGAGTGGTTGCTCGCCGACACGGAACGCTTTATGCGCTACACCTTCGGCCAGACCTCGGTCGACCGCAGTGCGGCGCGCGAGAATCTGCTGGCGTTGCTGGAACGCCTGGACGAACAAGCCGGCAGTGGTGCGGTGACGCTCGTGCAGGCGGAGGACGAGGCGCAGCGGCGGCTCCTGCGCCCCTTCGTCGGCGAGGCGCGCCATGACGCATGGGCGACTGGATAGGCGGGCGCTGCGGCGCGCGGGGCAGGCGATCCTGGAGGACAACTTCCAGCACGTCACCGTGCGGCGTGGGCGTTACGGCGAGGAGATGCGCGTAGCGGAGTTTAGCACGCGCATCGCCGCCACGAGCAACGCGACCGGCGGCCTGGACGGGCAAAGCGTGGTGGGTGACACCGCCGCGCAGATGTACGTCCTGCACCTGCCGGAGGGGATGGACATCCGCAAGGGCGACGAGGTGTGGACGGGGGGCGGGCGGCGCTATCGCATCGTCACGCTAGAAACGCACCCCGGCTCACGCCAGGCGTTGGCCGAGGCCATTCAATGAGGAGGAATCTATGAGAATTTCACGAATCGCGGCAGTTTTAAGCGTGTGTGTCCTGCTGGCGCTGCTGTGGTGGCTGCCACAGCGCCCGGCGCAACCGGCAGAGGCGGCGACGGTGGTAGGCTACCAGACGGTGACGCTCCTCGACGGGCGCACGGCCTACACCACCACGACCACGAGCACGGGACACCTCGTCGGCAGCTTCGGTGAGGTGATTCTGCAAATTCACAGCGACATCAGCGGCACGGCGCAAATCACCGTCACGCCGCAGTTCTCCAGCCAGCCCGGCAGTTGTGGCGCGTTGACGAACTGGGCCGGGGCGACGCTATCGTCGCACTACGTGATTTCTGAAGCGGTGGGGCTGGAGTTTGGCGTCGTGCCCATCCGCGTGGTGTTGGTCGATGACAGCGAGACGCTGCTGCGCCTGCCCACGACAGGGCGCTGTCTGCGCGTGAGCATCGAGACGACCACCACCGTCACGCCGACGGTGTACGCCTGGATGTTGAACACGCAATGAAGCAGGAAGTCGCTATCGTGGTCGGCGGGCGCGTACAGGCGCGCTTCGTCCCGCACGCGGTACGGGCAGACGAGTTTGTCACCCCGCGCGACACCCGCACCCCACCCGCGCCACAGGGCGCGTTGCTCTACTACGGGGGTGAGGTGGTGGGGAAGGTGCGCTGCGTGCGGCGCGAGCAGTTCTCGCGCTGGGCTATCGTCTACGATCCCGTGGCGCAGGAAGGCACGCCGGTGGACGCGCTCACGCCGTATCTGAACGCGCGCGTGGTCGGCACGTTGGCGCTGCTCGGCGGAGAGGCCGGGCCGCGCATCACCGTCGAGGAACTGGCCGAACGCACCGACGCGGTTCTGCTGGCGGTGGATGGGATCGGGGCGGCGCGCCTGCGTGACATCCGCGCGGCGTGCGCCCAGGTGTTGGGGCGAAAGTGACGACGTATGCCGACCTGGGCTTGTGGGCGCTGGCGACGCTACGCGCGACGCCGCTGGTAGTGGCTTGTGTGGAGAACGCGAACGCCATCCTGGAGGCTGGCGACGTGACTTCAGAACGCATCAACGCCGCACAGGAGGCGCGCCGTGAGAACAAGCGCACCCACCAGGTCCTGGCTATCGTCGTGCAAGACCTCGGTGAAGAGGACTTTGTCGCGCAGTGCGCGGTCTTCGTCTACGACCGCTACGGCTACAGTAACATCCGCGCGGCGCGCGTGGCGATCATCGACGCGCTGGTCAACCAGCCGGCGCGCCTGGCAAGGGAGGCGCTAGTCAACGCCGTGCAGTTCACAAGCCGGTCGGGACACGCCATTGACGTTCAGTTCGACCTGGACATTGAGCGCATCATTTTTAGCGGGCCGCTCGTCGTTGAACGAGACCGCTACGCATAATCAGTAGGAGGTGAAGTATGGCTTCAGGACGTGGTGCAGGCGGTGGCCTGCGGTATATGGCAGTGTGGGCGCTGGACGAGCACGGCTTGCCGTTAGTGCGGGCGGCCTCGGACGATACGACAATTCCGGCGAGGATGCAGATGGCGAAGGCGTTTACGCCCAACTTC